TCTCATTGTCAGGAAACCACCTACCGATGATTTGTGGGAACAACACTTATCAGGTGAAAGAAGTTTAGGTATTATACCAATAACAGATGACAACACATGTCAGTGGGGTTGTATTGATATTGATGATTACCCTTTAGATCATAAAAAAATAATAGAAAAAATTAGAGAAGAAGAGTTTCCTTTAGTTGTATGTCGTTCCAAAAGTGGTGGCGCACATATATTTTGTTTTACAAAGACTTTTATTTCTGCAAGATTAATGCGTCAAAAATTAGAACAGATTGCGGGAGAACTTGGTTATGCAGGGTGTGAAATATTTCCTAAACAAGAAAAGATTGAGAAGGAACGTGGAGACGTTGGGAACTTTCTTAATCTTCCTTACTTTGGCGGCACTGATAACAATAGGTATGCTTTTTTGGATGATGGTTCTGCAGCTACTCTCGAAGAGTTTTATACTCTTGTTGAAAAGTTTAGAATATCCGAAGAAGATTTTGCTAAGATAAAATTAAAAAAGAAAAAAAATTTTAAAGAGATGTCTGATGGACCTCCATGTCTTGAAACATTTATGTCAACTAAAGTACAACAAGGTACAAGAGATGTAGTTCTATTTCATTACAGTGTGTATGCAAAAAAGAAATGGCCAAAAGATTGGCAAGATAAAATATCAGAGTTCAATCAGAAGTACATGGAGATACCTTTAAAAATGAATGAGGTTATCAAAACAATAAAACAACATGAAACAACTGATTATAATTATACATGCAAGATAGAACCAATGTGTTCACATTGTAATAGTTCTGTTTGTCAAACAAGAAAGTTTGGTATTGGTGATGACTTTGAAAGTAAGTTTGATGATTTAACAAAGTTTCAGTCAGATGAATCACAATGGTTTATAACTGTTGATGGTAAACGATTAAGTTTATCTAATAATGAATTGTACGATCAAAATTTATTTCGTAAAGCATGTATGGGTAGAGTAAATATTTTACCGAATGCATTAAACCCTAGAGATTGGACAGCGAGACTTCAAGCATTATTAGCGAATGTAAAGATTATTGAAATGCCTGTAGAGGTAACAGCGGCAGGAAGATTTGCCGAGTTACTTGAAGAATTTATCACGGACCAAGGAGATGCAATAGATTGGGAAGGTTTACGTTTAGGTCAAGCATTACATAAAAATGATAAAATTTATTTTCGTCTTGAAGCATTGGTTGAGTTTCTTACTAAAAAACAATTTAAATCTTTTAACCAAACACAGATACATTCAAGTATAAGAGGGTTAGATGGAGACAGTGAAACAACAAGAATTAGTGGTAAGGTTCGTCGTGTATGGTACGTTCCAAAAGCATTTGCATTAAAAGATAAAGATCAACATGAACATCAAACACCTGAATTTACCGAAACAATTCCTTTTTAATGTACTTCGTTCTTAGAAAAAATTTTAAAACAAAACAGTTAGCACTTAATCATTTCCGTGATCAAATGTGGTTATTTTCAAAACCAGAAAGTTCTAAAATAGTTTATTTAGATGAAGATACACATATTAAAAAAAGTGACATTGATTTTCTGTGGAATAATTATTTGACTAAAAATGAAGAATGGAAAGAGCATAAATTTAAAGGAAAAAAACCTTTTGCTTGGTGTATTGCTTTTAAAGAAGTTTGTCATTCATATGAATATGTTAATGGAGAACCTGCTTGGGAAAGTTATTGGCAACCACAATTTGCCTATAAGTTAGATCCTGTTGAATCAAACAATCTTGGAAGCGCTGTTATACCTGTAAATTTGCAAGATATGTTTAGTTGCTTTGGTTCAGAATACGGCATTACGCCTAAAATGAAAGAACTAAAAGCAGCACGACGTGAAGCAGGAAATCCATATTTACAAAACTTTAGAGGTATTAAGTTAAATGAAAGGGGAGAATATGTTAATCATATCTATGGTAACAAATTACCATGTTTTCAATGTGAAAAATTTTATGCAAAAAATGATGTTGTATGTCATCATGTAACACCTTTTAAAAATTTATGGCAACAATGGAAAGAACATTATTTTAGGGTAAATCCTAAAGAAACATTAGAAATTTCTTTTTCTGGTAGGATAAAAGGAAAAGCAGGGACAGATTGGTTTCTTTTTCATAAATCACGTGCAATATATTTATTAGTATGTAGAGATTGTCATGACGGGTTTCATCAAAAAAGGGAAAATAATGTCAGTTAATTTAATCTTCGGTCCACCAGGAACAGGTAAAACAACTTATTTAATTGAACAAGTTGTTGCAAAAGAATTACCTAATACATCCCCTGATCGTATAGGTTACTTTGCCTTTACACAAAAAGCAGCAAGAGAAGCTCTTAACAGAGCACTTGTTTTTTTTCCTGATAGTAAAGATCAAGATTTTAAATACTTTCGTACATTACATAGTTTAGCTTTTATGGCTTTAGGGCTAGCAGAATCAGATGTGATGAATGATGAAGACTATCGATATTTATCACAGCAACTACAGGTTAAGTTATCAAATCCTAATTCAGAAGTTTTAGGATCGTATGGTGTATCATCACCTAATGATATTTTTATGCGTGTCATTGATATGGCAAAAATAAATGGTAACACATTATACGCACAGTTTCAGCACAGTGGACACATGCAAGGTGGATGGCCAAAGTTAAAATTAATCGCAGAAACGTTACATGATTATAAGTTCGGACGTGGTGGTAAATATAAATATGATTTTACTGACATGATTGTAGAATTTTTAAAAGAGGATATCGCACCACGGCTCGACGTTCTTATCATTGATGAAGCACAAGACCTATCTTACATACAATGGCAAATGGTTGATAAGCTCGCACAAAAAGCAAAAAGAGTTTACATTGCAGGTGACGATGATCAAGCTATATTTAACTGGGCAGGAGCTCGTAGTGAATATTTATTAAATAGAGAAGGTAACAGAGTTATTCTTGACAAGTCGTATCGCTTACCCATTAAAATACAAGAGCGTGCTATTAATTTAATTAATCGTGTAAAGAATAGAGTAGCAAAAACATGGAGTCCTAAAGAAGAAGAAGGCACCATTGTGCATTTACCAAGACGAAATTATGATCATTTAAAAACAGGCAACTGGTTAATCCTTGGCAGAACAAATTATTTTCTCGATCAAGTAGAAGATGACTTACGTATACTTGGATATTTTTATCATCGTGCAGATAAAAGTTCTATTGGTAAACGTTTAGTTAATGCTATCACCGCATGGCGAGATATTCAGAAAGGAGGATACATTGATTTCAATCAACTAAAAGATTTGTATTATTATATGAATAGTAATGTTGGTGTTGAACGTGGCTATAAAAATTTAACAGGTGTCGATCCTGAATCGACATTTACCTTTGATCAATTGCAACAACATAACGGATTGCAAGTACCAAAAGATTATTCGTGGCATGAAGCATTAGACAAGGTTCCTGAATATAAAAAAGCGTATGTCTCTACCGTTATACAAAAAGAAGGTAGCTTTAATCCCGTACCACGGATCACGCTCTCTACAGTGCATGGAAGTAAAGGTGGAGAAGCAGATAACGTAATGGTTTTATCTGATTTATCACGTAAGGCTGATGAATCATATTGGCGACAAAAAGATGATGAGAGAAGAGTTTTTTATGTTGCTTTAACAAGAGCTAAACAAAATTTATATTTAGTTCGTTCACGCAGTAACAGAGAATTTAGAGAGGTATTTGCATGAAGAAAACATCTGACTTTTTAAAAAAAGCAATTGAATTAGTCGAAGGTCAACGACAAGAAGATTACGGTGATAAAACACTTAATCATCAAAACATTGCAAGATTATGGAGTGCATTTCTTGATGTAGAAATATCACCTCATGATGTAGCAATTTGTATGGTTTTAGTTAAAGTAGCGCGTCTCATGCATAGTCATAAATCTGATAGTTATGTTGATCTAGCAGCGTATGGCGCAATTGCAGGTGAGATAGCAGAACGTGAGGAGGATAAAAAATAATGCCAAATTTTTTTAAAAATGGGAGTACCCCAGAGGAGAGAAGAAAAGTATTACCAGGATATCCAAAAGATTTTGTTTTTAAAAACTATGAAGAATATAAACAATATTTTGTTGGTGATAGAATTACTTGTTTGTTATGTGGCAAGCATTATAGATCACTTGGAAATCATCTTAGAGTATCTCATGAAACCACAATTGAAGATTACAAAAAAAAGTACGGTATATTATGGGGTAAATCATTAATATGTAATGAATATTATGAAATACGATCAAAAGAAGCAAAAAAGACGATTGCTAATGGTAAACTTATACCTCAAACTTTAGAGGGTAGAAGAAAACAAGCAGAGCTAGCTCGTAAATATAAAAGAAAACCAAGAGATTTTAAACTTCATACAGTCTCCTCTCAAGATAATATTAAAAAATATAATGAATTACATGGCTTTGATGGAGAAAAAACTAAAATTAAAAAACAAAATCAAACTAAATGGGGAACTGAAGAATTTAAAAAAGTAATGGCAAACAGACCTCAATGTAATCTTTTTGCAAAAAAATATAAA